TATCTCTCCACCTTCCGCCTTCAGCAACTCAGGCGAATCAAGGTCTTCAAACTCAGCGTTCACCGAGCGGATGTTTTTGGGGTCGAAAGAAACAACCACGTCCGCTGGCCTGTAAAGCTGCGCTTTTGCATACAGTCGCGCTTCCTTCATGATTTCAGGCGGCACTGCATTCATTTTGTCAAAAGACTCTTTCGTTGTGCCAATTGGCAGAGAAACGTCATATCCCTTGTCTCTCAGATATTGCGTGGCATACCGATACTCACCAGCACCACCGACTCCTGCGTCCACAACACCCTCAACGATCAAACCTTTATGTCCTTGAGACCTTGCGATCCGAGAAAGCTCGTCAGTATCAGTCTCACCCGGCTCTAACTTGAAAACATCCGTAGCAGGCTTTGTAGAACCATCTGGAAACTCCACGACAAGGCCGTCAGTAGGGATTCTGCTCCAAAAGTTTCCTTTTTCCGCTGGCCTAACCTTCAAAAACTCCTGTTTGTTGATGTAAACAGGGTAAACCGCTGCGCCATCCAAGGATTTTGCATAAGAACTAGCCACTTCAGGCGACGAAGACATGAAAACACCCGTGCCAACCGTCTTGGTCTGACCAGTTTCACGGCTAGGCATACGAAACTCGGTAATATCGGCATCTGCACCGTGGTAATACACCGTATCGGTGTCAAAACCAGCCTTTTGAGCCTTCGCAAGACGGTCTGCGCCCTTCGCAACGCCTCGAATGGCCCTCGCAGCGCCTCCAACGACGGGAATTACCCCCACACCCTGAAGCGCCGCTGCCCCATAGTTACCTTCGCGCAAATTTTCCATCAAACTAGGCGATCTTGGCCCTTCCATAACCATCTCAGCAGTGGAAACACCCGCTGCGGGGAACTCTGGGTACTCACCCGTGATGTCAATCATGCCCAAAGGGTCTGCAAAAGCCGCCCCGATGTTCGCAAGTTGGGCTGGGGTTGGGCGAGCCACGTCTTTGGGCTGTTGGCGACGGTTCATTTGGCCTACAGGCTCGTCAAAAATGTCAACTTCACCGCCGTCAGCGAATCTTTTCTCAAATCTGGCTCGTATTTCAGGGTCGCCCATCGTAGAAACCCGCGCTGACACGTCAGCAGACGAGTTTCTGCCTAAAAGATTGGGAAAACGCTTCTGAGCACCCAAACTGTACTGGGTTTCACCCTCGTCTGGCCGATAAGCCATCACGTCAACGCTCGAATCACGGCCCAAAGCACCCTCAAAACGCTTTGAAGCCACGTAATCGTCGCCCATCCGCCGGATATTCACCGGCAAATTCAAACGGGACACGATCTGATTAAAAACCAGCTTGTCATTCGGGTCTTGAGAGTCAGCAAGCGCAACAACTTGAGATATCGCAGCTCCAGTGACCCCTTCCATACCACTAAGAGCCTGCACAACCTGACTTTTGACCATGTCTTTCGCCTGCTGCTCAAGCGGATCGATGTATCGACCACGAACCATTTGCTCAAGACGGTCTAAATCACGATCACGGGTCGAGCCAGTGACGGGAACGCCGAATATGTCGATATCATCAAAACTGCTCATCGGATGCGCCTAAACAAGTCCATTTCTAAGCTTCCCACACCACCACCGCTGTTAGCGTTGGCGTCAAAGCCAATATCATTCATCAGGCGAGCCATTTTCATGGCTTGCAGCTTTTTATCGCCTTGCATTTTTTTGCTTTTCATCGTTTTAGGCTTTGAGCGGCCAAAACGAATCATGTCTGCATCGGAGACGCCACCTACCAAACCTTTCAGAGCGCCCATTTGGGACAAATACCGTGCCATGTCCTTTCGTTGAAGCTGTTCGTCAAAAGCCATACGCGCATCACTCAACTCAGGGACAGGTTCGCGGTCTCTAGGCGAATAGTATCGGCGCATAGCGCCATACTCTGGGTCTTGAATTACCTCAAAGTATTGGTTTCGGTCTGGATCGAAGGTAAAACCAAGCTCTTCGTACACTGGGTCACGAAATGGGTTGTCAAAAATGTCGATATCGTCCATGCCAGCCATTACGCAGCCTCTCGTTGGCCGTCAAAGCTCTCTTTCAACAGATCAAACCACTCGTCAAGAGTGATAACCGCTGTCCGAGAGTTATCTCGCGCCATATTTTCGTTAATCGCGTAAAGCGGCAGGCATACCCTGATCGCTTTGTTGTTGAACTTGTATATCAAAACAGGCGTGTTGTCGCCACAAGCCGCACAAACCTGCTCCCACCAAGCGGGTGCATACCACCAGCCAGACTTGTACGCCTTGCACTCAATCGAGTGACGCGGGATCTGGATGTCACAAAGGTCAGCGGTTTGATACTGGTCGAGGTTACGCTTGCAGGTGAAACCAAGGGCGTGTTGATCGGCAAACGCATTGATGCGCTTCACGATGTCGCGCTCGAATGCCGCACCCTTGTTTCTTGAATCTGCCATAGCGCGAGTTTAGGCGAAAAAAAAATAGAAATAAAATTTTTGCGGGGTTACCTTTGCCGCGATCCTGCGATCAAGCCCTGCTCATCCATCCCCAGATTTTTGTTCATCCCGCAAAAATCGGGTGGGTAGGGTTCCTGCCTTTTGGCATACACATTTTTGAATACTGAATGCGCCAAACCTTGCTATAGCTATCGCGCTCGCCGCGCTCGCTATATAGGGGTGTACGGGGGTCGCGCCACAGGCCGATCTCTCAGGCTTTTTCCGACCCTATAGGGTTCCTACTGCCGCGCACGGAATCGGCTGAGAGGCGCGTACAGGCGCTCAGAGAGAAGAAAACCAAGGTCGCGCAGCCTAGCGGCCTAGACGTGTGTCGCCTCTGAGCAGGGCGGGCCAATACAAGTAAGTTAGTGCTCACTAACATAAATGCGTAAGCCTTTGTTTTTATTGGCTTTTTATCCTATTTAACATAATATCGGCATTTTTCCGAGATTTTGAGGGGCTGGGCGGGAGGCGGGGCCAGAACGATGTTCGTTCTGCGAGTACATCAAACCGACGAGGTTAGTAGTCTTTGTCGCTCATCTCCCCGTCCACGCCCAGCAGCTCGTTAAGCCGGTGCTTGATGTCTTCCTTCGTCATCTTCTGCAAATCAGCGTTGATGTTCAGGTTCTGACTGCGGTGGATCGTGAGGCCAGCGAGCTGGTTCAACTCTTTCACTGCGCTAACCGCAGCGTTGTACGCTCCCGTCTCGAATGAAGTCTCGGCTATTTTCCACAGCATTGCTCCCGTCTTCTGCGGTGTGATCGCGTAATTCTCACGCATCTCATCATGCTTGACCCGCACCGCTCGCGTGACCTTTGGGAAGTCGTTGCCGTTGAGCATCTTGGTCGCTGCGCTCGCAGGAAACGAGAACCCTGCTCTCCGCGCTGCTTCCGTCTGCCCACACGCGCCTTCCGTGTAGTGCCACACGAAAGCCGCTTGCATGTCTGTGATGCCAGCCTCTTCATCTGCAAGGAAAGCCTTTGGCGTCTCCACTAGCTGCTTGCGCTCTTTTTTCGGTCTACCCGGCTTGCGCTTTACATCGTCAGCCATCCGCTCTCCTTCAGCTCGTTGAACAACACCCGCGCCTCTTTCTCCGAAAGAGGCGCTTGCCCTACGCTCTCGCGTTCATCTGCATTCATCATAGCCCACTGCCTGAAGTTCTGCTCTTCGCTCGCGTCATCGTCCCACTCAAACTTTTTCATCTCGCTCTCCACAACCGTCAGGGTACGAGGGTGAGGGTACAGCGTCTCAAACTTTTTGAAAAACCTATACCCGTATTCCCTACTGCCTATAGGCTATATACTATTATTATTATTATTATTAAATAGTAGTACCCTACCCTACCCTGTTAATAACTACATACAAATCAATCACTTACACCAAGTGCAAGCAGGGCACCTTTCAGGGTACCCTTAAAACTCTTTGCTCCAAGTGCCACTAAATTTGTCGGCATTGCCAACTTCTACCTTTGTGTAGTCCAAGTCGTACACTTTTTTACCGTTACTCTTGCGCGGTTCCAGCCCGTGGGCTGCTAATACCCTGCTCGCATCCTTGATATCAGGCATCCTTGGCTGGCTTATTCCGAGGTCTCTCAGCAGCTTTGTCATCTGCACTGGCTTGGTCTGGGTGCTGGTGAAATGGACGTGCTCAAGGATGAGGTCTTCGACGCTCGACTGGGTTCGATAGTATTCATTCGAGTCCTGCAACATCTCTCGCTGCTCATGGTTTAAGTACCAGTCGGTGTTCGTGTACAGCGTCTCTTTGACCTCAGCCCAGAGCTGTTGCATATCGATCCCGTGGTTTGCGTTGATGGCGGTCACAGGCACCACCCAGAAGCGTCGGTTGCCGCTGGTATCGGTCAAAAACTCACGGGCGTTGACGGAGGCGTAGAAGGCCGTGCGGCGCTGGTAGGTTGTACTGGCGCGGTCATAAGGTAGGCGCAGCTCGTCGCTCTTCTTCGTGACAAACGCCTTGAGCTGGTCGATGTCGGACTTCTTGAAGGTCGATTCAATCTCACCCAGCTCCACAATCCAGTGGCTCACTGCCTGCTTCACGCTGTCCTTGTCACTGGGGTTCAGCGTTGCACCCTCCAACAGCCAGCCGTTCTCGTAGTCGCATAGGCGCTTAAACCACAGCGTCTTGCCCAGTCCCTGCGCTCCTTGGAACACCAGTATGCCCTCAAGTGCCACGCCATTGGGTTCACATGCCGCTGCTACGCAGGAAACCAGCCACTTAGTCATCAGCATCTCTTTCAGCGGCTCGTTGCTGCTGGTGATGGTTGCTAAGAACTCTTGCAACCTGCTCCTGCC